CAGCTAACATCACTAACGTCAGCGCCAGTGTAAACTCCTCTGGAGCAATTGTGCTTACTCACTCCTCTGGTGGTAACATGAGTCTGCAAAACCTTACTGGAACTCCTGTAACATTGGCTGGATTTACAGTTGACACCCCAGGCTGCCTGCCATCATTTACGGCAGCAAACACACTTACATTGAGCAATTGGGTAACAGCACCAGAATTTACCTATACTGCTAGCACCACGGAACCAGATCAAGATCCAGCTGACGGTCGCTTGTGGTATTACAGCACAGTAAGCGATGCAGATATCTTGATTCAGAACAACGGTGCATGGGTTGGCTATCGAAACGATACCAACGATGTTCGCGGATTTGATCTAAGCGACACAGACCCTGCAGGGCCACTGATTGCTGCCACCGCTCCTATTGAACAAAGTGACGGCACGCAGTTGGAGTATGGCGACTTGTGGATTGACACTAGCGACTTGGAAAACTATCCCAAACTGTATCGTTGGGAACTAGTGAGCGGTGTTGCACAGTGGGTTGAAGTTGATACCACAGATCAAGTCACACAAAACGGTATCTTGTTTGCAGATGCACGTTGGGCCGGCAATGGCACAACTGACCCTGTGATGGATCCGTTCCCAACCATTGAAAGTTTGTTAACTAGCGATTACTTGGACCTAGATGCTCCTAATCCTGATCTATATCCTGAAGGTATGTTGTTGTTTAACACACGCCGATCAGGATACAATGTCAAGAGCTTCCAAAGTGATTACTTCAATGCTGAATCATATCCTGATGACACATTGCCAACAGTCAAGAGCACATGGCTAACAGCGTCTGGCAACAGAGACGACGGTGCCATGTGGTCTGGTCGCCAAGCCCAACGTCAGTTGATTATTCAAGCCATGAAGGCAGGCATTGACACCAGCGAAGCAGCACGTGAAGAACAAAATCAGTTCAGCTTGATTGCTACCACTGCCTATCCAGAGTTGATTCCTAACATGGTTGCACTCAGCAATGAGCGCAACAACACATTGTTTGTGGTGGGCGACACGCCAATGCGCTTGCCTGCAACAGGAACAGATCTTGCCGCCTGGGCCACAAACAACGGTGGGCTAGGTTTCCCAACAGCAGACGGATTAGTAACTGCCAGCCAGTACTTGGGCACATTCTACCCCAGCTGCCAGACCACAGACTTGTCAGGCAACACAGTGGTAACAGCACCAAGTCACATGATGATGCGTACTATTATCCGCAGTGATGCAGTGAGCTATCCATGGCTAGCACCTGCTGGTACACGTCGTGGTGTTGTTGACAATGCTATTGCTATTGGTTATATTGATGCAGCCACTGGTGAATTCCAGCAGTTGAACATGGGACAAGGTCTACGTGATGTGTTGTATGAAAACGACATCAACCCAATTACCTTCATCCCAGGTGTGGGTATTGTTAACTTTGGTAACAAGACCACAACAAGTATTACCAGCGCACTGGATCGTATCAACGTTAGCCGACTGGTTGCGTTCTTGCGTGGTAGACTTGAAGAGATTGGCAAACTGTATTTGTTTGAACCCAATGACGATATTACTCGTGCTGAAATCACCAACACAGTCAACAGCTTGATGATTGACTTGGTGGCCAAGCGTGGTATCTATGACTACTTGGTGGTTTGTGACTTGAGTAACAATACTCCAGCACGTATTGACCGCAACGAGTTGTGGTTGGATATTGCCATCGAACCAGTGAAAGCCGTGGAGTTTATCTACATTCCATTGCGTATCAAGAACACTGGCGAGATTTCAGGACAAGCGGCCTAATGAAAACGGTGGGTAATTTTTCACTCACCAATTCAACTAAATAAACGTAACAGGAGATACCTACAAAATGTCTAGTTCATCACTATCAAGAATGTCAGTTCCACTGGGCGGCCAGGCTGATCAGGGCTTGTTGATGCCCAAACTCAAATATCGCTTCCGTGTGTTTTTTGAGAATTTTGGCGCCAGCGCAAGCCCCACTACCGAATTAACAAAACAGGTAATGACTTTCACTAGACCTAATCTGAGCTTTGAAGACATTACTATACCAATCTACAACTCAACATTGAAGTTGGCCGGCAAACCTACATGGGCTGACGTCACTTGCGAAATTCGTGACGACGCATCTGGTTCAGTGAGCAAGTTAGTTGGATCTCAACTGCAAAAACAAATGGACTTCTTAGAAATGGCTTCAGCCAGTTCTGGTATTGACTACAAGTTCCTAACACGTTTGGAAATCCTAGACGGTGGCAACGGTTCTTCTGAACCTACAGTTCTTGAAACTTGGGAATTGTAT